CTTTCCATCTCTCCAACACCAATTCCCGAAATTTTATGTATTCGTTAGCATATTGCCCACTCTGGACAAAAGTTTATTACACAAGCGCATATTTTTGAAAAAAATCTTGATTATGGCTTAACGAATGCCGATAATTATCACTAATTCACATTAGCACAACTATTTCACACGAACCACAACAGTCAATGAAAAATGTTCAATTGTAAACAATATGACACAGAAAGGCAAAGATTCGATCGATAGGCTCCGCATAATTCTCTCCGAGACCGGACTGCGACAAAACCACCTGGCTAAAAAGGGTGGCGTCAAACCCACAACGATAAGCGCCTATTTAAATGGAAACCGCGCCGTAGGTTTTGACTTTGCATACGCTCTCATGAAGTCGCTCGGATATAATCCGTTTTGGGTGTTATTTGGGGATGGCGACAAGAAGATTCCAAGTGAAATTTTTTCAGAACTTACCCAAGAGAATCATGATCGATTCGAAGATATTGAAAGAGATCGCGTCTTTATGAGACAGATCGACGAATCCGGAATGAGGCAGGAGATACAAAGAATTTTAGAACTCAGTCGATCTGATAAAAAACTTTTTAGGATTTTTTTCGACCGACTTTTTCCTGAAAAACTTGACTGATTTTTACCTGATATTCTGCGATTAGTTCTATCAGCGAAGCTGTTCCTTTTTTTAGATCTCTTACAAAGTTATACAGAAGAGTTTTTAACTCAGTTTTTAACTCGTCGTCTATGTCTGTGATTTTTTTCATAATCGTCCCACACAAATAGGAGACGATTCTTTTTCGTTTTCGTTTTCTTCCTACTGAACCTTATCAATGAATATAACAGGGTAACGTTTTTCCGCGTGAGCTACTCCAATGGCTCGTCCTTGAACATGAATATCTCTCTTTCGCGCGACAAGTTTATCAAAATCTTTATCCATCTCTGATGGAATAAACAGCAAAAATGTGGCAATTACATTTTTGTCATTGTATTCTGCTTCGGCGATTGTGTAGCCATTCCAATCGTCACCGACCTGTATCCCATCCCACTTACTTAGTTTAGTCTGTAAGTCATTTGCATTTCGCATGATGCGGAATTTGAGTTTTCCGCTTACGGTTCCTCCTTCCCATTTGTCTACTCTCTCTACGGAACGACATACAAAGTCGAGTTCAATCGTAAAGTATTTTCGATCGTTCTTCCATTCACCGGATTCGGTAGTTCCGTCTTCGCATTTGATTTTTCCCTGGCCGTGTTTCTTGCCGTTTACAAAAGAGCCTTCGTAAACACACTGAACACTTCCATCTAAATACGTTAATTTCCCTTTGCCATGCATATTCATATCGGAATTATAATATCCTACGTAATGATCTCCGTCATCAAACCAACTGGAAACCGGCTTCGATGTATCAATCTTTCCATTGATAAAATACATTATTGAATATTTTTCAGGGTCGTCTTGTTTGTAAGCTTTCATCAAACCATGAGGTTTACCGTTTTTGAAAATTCCCTCTCCGATTATTCCTTCTTCATTCTGCAACTTCCCTTTTCCGTTTTGGCAATCACCTTCGATGCAAGTTCGTTTGGTTTCTTCCCCAAAAATCGGATTAAAGAAAATGATAAATAAGATAATCGTGATATTGATTGATTTCATTTTTTTCTGCTCCCTATGAAAACAATCAATATACAACTTAACTTGACAATTCGAAAACTTAGTTTTCGTCTGCCGTATGGCCAAAAAAAGTAAGACCTCTCAGAAATCTAATAAACAAAATATTAAACAAACTGTAACAGGATATACGACCGAAGGTTCTCTATTCAAAAATATTCCGATCCAAGAGTTAAAGCAAAAACGTTCTACTACTATCCAAACGAATCCAGCAATACCCAAAGATCCCGAAGACACGATGACACCGCAACAAGTTGCGGCTCTTCTCAAGCGAAGCGTTCGACGAATCAGCTATTATCGTCGGGAAGGTCTTCTCGGAAAGTTCTGGAAGTTTTACGATGGAACGGTTCTTTATTCTCGCATTGGAGTGGAAGAATTCTTTCAAAGTCGATTTTGTGAACAAGAAGAATCGTAAACGAGCGGAAATTGCGGCACTTAGGGGTCTTCGCTGACGTTGTGCATTCGGTATTCCCCATGTTAGCATTGGTGACATGGATGAATTAAAAGCACTTCTACAAATCGATCATATCTCTCTACTTCTTGTTTCCATAATATTATTTTTTATGGTCCTTCTGGTTTATCGAAAACCGCTTGGACAGATCTTTGGACTTCTTACCAAACTCATCACAAAACGTCTCGATTCAAAAGAAACGATTTCTGTCGTTCAAATTCAAACCAATTCGCTTCCAGGCGCGAGATATATCCAAGAACACGTAACGTCTATTCAGTTCATCAATTCTCTGCGTGTTCGTGACTCCGAAAAATTTTACGATTTTCTCTTCAGTCTTGTTAGCGAAGTGCGAGCGCGGTTGGGAAATCCGTATCCGAACGTAAGGTTAACATTCTCTCTATTGAATGTAGATTATATATCCTCGGCGGCGGTCAGTGCACTCTCAAAAATCCTAATCGATGTAACTCAGAAGAATGGGATTTTCTTAAACATTCACTTTCCGAAAGATCGATTCAAAAATCACGCCACCAATTTTCGGATACTCGCAGGGGATGCGGAACACATTTCAATTTCTACCAAAGACCACGGAGGTGCAGAATGAAAAAGATTTCAGTCATACTTTTGCTTTTAGGTGCGTGCGCGGTTTTTCAAACACTTCCGCCAACGCTGAAAGAGGACAGTAAACAAATTCAAGAAACGAAAATCGCATTGGCCGAAAATCGTCCCGGGGCCATAGAACGAGCGATTGGCGAACTGGATCGATGCGACACTCGAAATGTCGAGAACGCTCAAGAAATCAAGAGACTCAATGACGAGTTGAAACTTTGCAACGTGGCAAGTGAGAAGAAAGACATTCAGTTGACCCAGGTATCGAAAGAAGCCGGTAAAGGGGAAGGAATTCGTTGGACATATTACGCGGTTCTTGGATTCGGAATTTTTCTGTTGATTGCTTTTGTCTTGGTTGTGGCCGCAATCCTCGCTTTAAGACGGAACGGTCTTCCAATTTTAAGCAGTCTGTTAGGAGGAAGAAACTCATGAGTCAAATATTAGATTTTTTGAAATCTGTTTCTTATGAAGTTCAAAAGCATTTTCTGAATTTCGAGGAGATTCAAAAGAAACAAAATTATTGGAATGCTTCGTTTCTTTCGAGATTGAGCACGAGTAAAATGAACACAGCAGCGGTGAATGTAAAACTTTCTGTAATGCCTCCTGTTCTCGATCCTGTCTTTGTATGTCCGGTAGATGAGCCTCACATAACTTCCCCCTTCGGGCCGAGAACACTGAACATCAACGGAAACCCGTCGAAACAGTTCCACCTTGGTATCGATTTAGGAGGTGAAAGAGAAATCAAAATTCCCGAGGATTGCATCATCAAAACGGTTCTTAAAAGAGACGAAAAACATCCAGTTCGATTCCGTTACGAAAATGGAACCTGGGTGGATTTGATTTCCACAAAAAAGATTCCAAAAGGTTGCGCCTGGACTCCGTATATGATCGCGGTCGGAGTTCATACGAAAAATCAATACAAGTTTAAGCACGTAGATTCCTACGTATCGATCGGGCAGAATGTCAAAGCCGGAACTGTGATCGGAAGATCCGGAAACCTTGGTTACTCGATGGGTCCTCATTTGCACTTCGAGGTCTGGCCGTGGAATGAAAAGAAAGAGTCCTGGCCTACACCTATGGACCCAGCCAAGTTTTTAAAATCAAAAAATCTAATATAAGGAGAGTATAAAATTTATGGAACTTTTAACACAGGCAATCTTCGGATTATTCATTCCTTTATACGTCGCTCTCGTTTTGTTTTTGAGTCAGTGGGCTTTTCGTTTTTTCAAAAACGAATTTATCCATCGTGATAAAGCTCAGTTTGTTTTGTTCCTTGCTACCGAAATCGCTATCCTCTTCGAATTGGTGAGATTCGTTTTAGGAGATTCTATCTCTGAACTCGGATACTATTCTGTAATCCTACTTCTGAATTTTTGTTTCACTACGACATTTTACGAAGTTCTGATGAAGCAAGTTTTCGAGGCAATCAATTACGCGCACTCCAAACCAGTTGAATCAGAAGAGCAACCGGATTAATCAAAGCAGGTAAGGACATGACGACTATCCCTGCAATTCGAGAACGCGGTTTTTTCCTCTACGCGATTTCCGGCTCCGGATCTTCTTTCAATGCAGTTGCAAAACAACTTCGATTAGAGTTTGGAACGAAAACGACCGCGAAGACAGTTCAAGAGTGGGCAGAGGAAGAAGACAAGGACGGGCTTACTTGGAAGAAGAAACGAGAACGCCTCGTAGTCAGAGCAGAAAAGCGCGTTGAGGTGATTGCAGAAGACAGGTTGGTAGAAATAAAGAAAAGAACAAAACAGATAGCTGATATTCTTTATGAAAAACTGATTAGTCGGGATGCTCCTGGACTTTCAACATTTGATAATGCGATTCATTCGTTCACAAAGATTGCGGATTATGAATTGAGCATTGATAAAAAATACGGTGGTCAGTTGCATCCGTTCGAAGTCGTCAATGTAGTTCTTAAAGTGTTTCACCGTTGCGAACCTGTTAGTAACGTAATCAGCGAGCATTGGGAAAAAACGATCGTCCTCGAAATTAAAGACGAAATTCAAGCATTAAGAAAATCGAAAGCGGTGATCTGATGTCATCTGATTTGGAGATATTCGAATCGCTTCAAGAATTTGGAACAAAACAATTTTCAAAAGTTAAGAAGAGTGATCGCAACTTGTATGGTAAAGAATTTGGAAAAGATTCTTTAACAGCATTTGCAAAGTATATTGATCCGAAATTTGAAGACCCTCTGCATATCAAATCGATCATTCATCTTCTTGAAGAGATGGAGAAAGGAAAAATTACAAGAACAATTATAAACATGCCTCCACGCAGAGGCAAAAGTCAAATTTGCACACGAATCTTTCCCACCTGGTTCTTAGGAAGGCATCCTGATAAAAACGTAATTTTACTTTCCTATTCTGATAAGAAAGCGGCTCGTTTTGGCCGTTGGGTTCGTGACTGTGTTGAATCCTCAAAGTTTCAACACGTTTTTCCTGAATGTAAAGTTCGCCCCGATATGCGTTCCGCAGGTGAATGGCAAACAACGAAAGAAGGTTTGGTTCTAAGTGCTGGTTTAAAAAGTGGATTCAATGGCGAAGGTGCTGATCTTCTTATCGTTGACGATCCATATAAAAACATGGAAGAAGCCACTTCGGAAGCCATTTCTGAGAAGATCATTGAGAACTTTATGTCAGTAGGTGAGACTCGTCTCTCACCCACAGCGATTATTTTGATTATTCATACCCGTTGGTTAAGAAATGACCTTACAGGAATTTTGTTAGGTGAAGATCGGGAAGAAATACATGAAACTGTTTGAGCCTGAAATAAAAGGTGAATGGCATGTTTTACGTCTTCCTGCGATTTTAGAAGATGGAACATCTCTTTGGCCGGAGCGTTTTAAAATTGAAAATGTTTTAAAACTTAGAGCAAGAATCGGAGAACGTCTATTCAACTCTTTGTATCAACAAACCCCTCTTGATGTTGCCGAACAAATATTCAGAGATCCGAGATATGACGAAGCACCCAGCAATATAAAGATATTTGCGTTTTGGGATCCAGCATTCAGGGAAGCGAAAAAGAAGAAAGACTTCAATGCCTTTACGGCGGGTGGAACAAATGGTGAAAAATTCTTTGTGATCTCAGGTGAAATCTGGAGAGCAAAACTCGGCGAGTCCTATGATCGAGTAGAGAAACTCTGCAAGCAACTTCACGTTTCTAAACTCTTCATTGAAGACAATAAAGGTGAGGACGCTTTAGAAATAGAAATGACAAGACGTGGAATTTCAAGTAAAGGGATCACGAGTTCAGGTGATAAAGATTTTAGAATTCAGCAATATGCAAAAATGAATTGGGATAAGATTCGTTTTTCCAATTTTGTCTCGCATAAATATATTAAACAAATTCTTGAATATTCAGATGTCGTTGAGCGACATGATGACGCTCCAGATTCTTTGGCTGGTTTAATTAGGGAGACTAAATTTGGACCTCAATCAAAAGGAATGGATAATCGAATTAGCCTTTTAGAAAGACTCTTAAACGAAGGAAGATGGTGGTAATCAATGGCTCGTAATCGTCGCAGTTATTATAAGAACTTAGGAATCGATACATCCGTTCGAGTTGCAAAATTGGACGCATCCGAATCCGTTGCCAGACTCGATACCCTGATGCATCTTGCATCCGGGAAAGGTATCATAGGAAGAGATAAACTACGAGGTGTTACACCAAACCCAGAACGGATTTTTCCAGGCACTGCACGCGCGCTTTACGAATCAAACGGTTTCCTCGCCAACATAGTCGATTCCGTCGCGGAAGATGCAACCCGCGCATGGATCGAAATCGAAACAAATCGAGATAAAGACGATCCGGATTCAAATAGAAAGGGTTTGAACATTTCCAGGATCTTGATGAATGAAATGGAGGAGTTCAAGCTTCAAGAGAAAATCACAGAACACATTCAAGGTTCTCGAATGAACCACGGTGGTTCTCTGCTTTTTTGGGGAATTAAATCGGATATTCCACAAACCAATTATATGCTTCGTCAGCCGATGCCGGAAACGATTCGGAATCTTGAATTCATAAACGTCATCGATGCGAGTCGCTTTTCCGTCAGGAGAAAAACGAGCGATCCACTTTCTAAGTTCTATAACGAGCCGATTTGTTCTGTATCTGGCGTAGAATTAGACTCCACCCGAGCACACTGGCTAGTCAATAGTTGGAATTGGGATTCTCAGCGGGGAATTTCCTTAATAGAAAAAGTCTACGATGGAATCATTGCGATCGATACAGCCCTTTGGTCCACAACATCTCTGATTTTTGAGATGGCCGTCAAGGTCCTTACTACCGACAAACTGGACTCTGCTTCTCCCGCAAAGACGATGGAGTTTCTTCGATTATTAAGGCATACTCTATCCACTCAGTCCACTGCGATGCTTGGAAAAGACGAGACCCTCACTCGTTTGGGAAATTCTGGAATATCTGATTCGCAACTCGACACCCTTTTCAGCTTTATTTTTAAAGTTTTATCAGGTCTCTCAAAAATACCTATTTCGAAAATTTTAGGGCGAACACAATCCGTAATCAATATTGGGAATAGTGATCCATCGGATGACGTAAGTTACTTTGAAGACGTTTCTCGTTTTCAAGAACTCAAAGTTCGTCCCATCATAGACCAATTTATCAAATTAAGAATCCGATCGACTGAAGGACAAATTTACAAACTTCTAAACGGTGACTTTGCGTCTCTCGATTGGAAGTTTAAATTTAAGACGCTGTGTAAATCTTCTCCGGCATCCGAAGCGGACACGAATTTGAAAAACGCTCAAGCGGATCAAATCTATATAACAATCGGTTCGCTTTCGCCTGGGGAGGTTAAACAAAAGAGATTTCCTGAAATGGAAAATTTCGATTACTCTCAAGATGGCGGCCATTTAGATTTTACCGAACCGGATCTGTCAAACCCTGAAGAATTGAATAGTCCCGTTCAACAGTAATTTCGAATGTTCCAAAAATCGAATAAAAGGCCATTTTCCGCGCTTTTGGGCCCAAAGGTGTATCTTTGGGTATCTCCCTGTTTGCTGAACAATGCTGAACCTGTTTTATTTCAAAATACGGATGCGCTTTTTTCCGTCTTAAACGCATTTTCCCAACGTTCGCAAAAAAAGGGGAAAAAACTGTGTATCCTCTAAGTTTAGAACTCCAATACGCAAGACTTTGGAGAGAGGAAGTTTCTCGTTTTGCCAAACAAGTAAACTCCACAATCTTGAAAGGAGTTCAAGCTTATTCGAAAGAGGCCCGTGCTGATAGTTATTTTTTTGAACCCGTTGTTCGACTGGATGTTTCTGATCTTAGAGTTTTACTGGGCCAACTGAAAAATCAATATGGGGACTTTGCCCCTCGAAAAGAATTCGAGTCTCAGATAAAACGAAACGTTGAGCACATTGACGCGTGGTCTCGGGACAAGACAAACGAGTTCGTTAAAAAACAATATAACAGTATGAACTCCCCGCCGATGGCTGGAGTTATCGGCGGAGACCGATCCGCGTTTCGAGTTCCTGGAATTCCTATTTCTCAAAAAGAGTCTGGGGAAATTTGGGACCGGGTCAATCAGATGATAAAGGAGCAATCGAGTCTTGCCTCCAACGCTTTCCGAGAACATTTTGATCGGGTTCAAAAGATTGTTACGGACGGACTTTCGAAGGGATTAAAATACCAAGACATCGCCTCCCAAATTCAAAACGCTACCGGAATTTCAGAACGCCGAGCCGAGTTTTGGGCGAAAGACCAAACCGGTAAGTTTTTCAGTCAGCAAAATAAACTCAGACAAGCGAATGCCGGATTCCCCGGCTTCATTTGGAGAACACAAAAAGATTCTAAGGTTAGAGATTCCCACTCGCATGTCGCGGATAAATTTTATAAGTGGGGAGAGCTTCCGTTTGTGAATCGTAAAGGAGCTTTGCCTGCTCGCCTTGCTCCCGGTGATGATTATCGTTGTCGGTGTTGGGCTGAACCATCTTGGGGACCAGACAACAAAAGACAAGCTCCGAAAACCCCAGTTTCAATTCCGAAAATTATTCTTCCGCCGCGACCGACTCAAACAATTGTTCCTATATCGCAATCTTTAAGTCTGAATCTTCCCGATCCAACGATTCAAGCAAGCGTTCAAAAAACGATTTCCGATTTGGATTCATTCCTAAAATTTCCGAAGGATCGAGCAGGCATTAGTGTTAATTATTTGAGTGGCTCCATGTTGAAGAAAAATATCGCCGGTCTGTTTAATCCAAATCTAAATCGGATTGAGTTGAATGGTTCCCACGCATTCAAAGATACTTATCAGTCAACATTCGTTCATGAGTTCGGACACATGATTGATTATGCTTGGATCGGTCAACCAGGTAGGTATGAAAGCACTTCGACAGAGCTATCTGGATTCAAGTCCGCTGTTGAGAATACAGAGTTATACAAACGTCTTAAAAAGATTGGAATGACTGGTAAAATTATGTTGCACGGAAGCCAAACCGTTTTGTTAAATCAGAGTCAGAGAAAATTGATTCCTTATTTGATTTCTCAAGAAGAGCTTTTTGCTCGTGCCATCGAGCTTTGGACTGCAAAAAAAACAAACTCGAAAAATCTCATTGCACAGATTCAAAAAAAAGGTAACATGAATTTTGTGAACCACTACTGGGATGAAGCGGATTTTGAAACTGTAAACTCTGCCTTAGATAATATCTTTGGTAAAATGGGATATTTAAAATGAAGCGAGTCTCAGATATATTCAGAACTCTTACAAATGAACAGGCCGCTGAACTCTATTTCATGTTAGGAGATCCTTCCGCCCCCAGAAATGAAGTCGTCGCGGCTATCATGAAAGTCAAAAATGTTTCTGAAAACGAAGCTCAAGATATTTTTGATTTTAATCTCTCCATGTTTTCTCAAATGGAATCAGACTTAGATTCCAGAAAATGATTCTTTCTAAAAATCCTTTCTAACAAACGAACGGAAATTGCGGCCCTTATAGGGACCTGGCGACCTTGTTCCAAAGCGATAGGTGCGTTATGATCCTATCTCGTGAAACCGGAATTAGGAATTCGTTACGATTCTGCAACCATCGAGCTGGAAGGACTCATAGAAGATGAAGCCGTTCTGCGGTGTCCTCTTGTCCTCGCTCGTGCCGGTGTATTCCAATACGTTTACCCTGATGGAAGAATTGTTCGAGAAGCAAAACTACCGGAAGAGTTATTCTCTCCGGAAACTCTCGCGTCTATACCGGGGCGACCCATTACTAAAAATCATCCTCCTATTGCTGACAACGACGGACTGATCAACGATACGAACTATTCAAAATATGCAAAAGGTTCCCTCGGTGATTCCGTTGAGGTGAAGGATAACAAAGAGATTTGGGTTAAGGAAACGATTTGGGACGCAGAACTGAAAGACTCTTTGAAACGAGGTGAGAAGCGTCAAATATCACCTGGATTTCGCTCCCGTCTGGATTGGACACCGGGCGTTTTTGAAGGTCAAGAATACGATGTTGTTCAGAGAGATATTCGATTCAATCACTCTGCTCATGTTGATAAAGGTCGCGCAGGTGATTCTGTTCGCGTCTACTTAGATCATGCTGAACTTCCGGATAATATGTCAATGGCCGTCATGATGACGGATAATCAAAAAGGAGAAAACATGTCTGATAAACGAGACCTTATAAAAGATTTTCGTAATTTTCTAAAGAACTCAGGAGTTGCTCGGAATGATTCCGAACCTTCTCAAGGTCAGCCCGAGTCTGCCCCTACGAAAGACGATAAGCCAACACCTTCCCAAGAAACGGATAAGACAAAAGACGATCTGATCAAATCCCTGTCCACACAAGTTGCAACCTTAACCGAAGCTCTTGCGGAAATGAAAAAACTTCTGGCTTCCGCAATGGCACCGGCAACTCAAGATTCGATTGCTCAAAACCGGATAAAGTTGATCGAGACGGTTAAGTCAATCAAACCGAACGCGAAGACAGACGGTGTTTCTGCAAGAGATCTAAAAGGAATAGTCATTAACGAATCTTTTCCAACTGCAAAGTTAGATTCAATTGACGATCAGGAATTGGATATTCGTTACGAATCCGCCGTGGAACTCGCACGGGAAAAAGCTCTTATCCGTTCTGGAGCAAACAACAATCAAGAGAGAGGTGAACCGAGACAGGACACCGATGACTTGAAAAAAATTCAAGCCGACAGGTTGAGCCTGAACACAAAAGGAGATAAATAAAAATGATATTCAATGCTTTGTTAATTTTTCTAACCTTATTTTCAGCTGCAGGTTTCGGAATTTCATATTTCGATTTGGAACCTGTTGAATTCGTAAAAGCGTATTTCCCGTTTGGTGGAACCGCGTTATGCGCGCTCATTGGCGCATCCGTTCCGGACGGAGGATTGTATAACGAAAAGCCGGGAATATTCGGAACCACATCCAGAGATTCCACCGATCAGCGGAAGCGCGGCAGTGTTGTGTCTGTTGGTAAGCTACCGTTTGGTTCTGCTGTTATGCTCGTGGCTGGCGGTGAAGGAATTTCGGTAGTTAGTGCTGACGCTGTTCAAGATACCAAAGACATCGGCGTAGGAAGTTCAGGAATCAGAGTAACGACTCGTTCACCAGAAGTTTGGGCCTTGATTGCAATCGTGAATTCAGGGACAAACAACGCCTCGTTAGGTGTATCCGTTGTAGGTCAAGGAACACAAGACGATCCCTATCGAATTACAATCAATGCGGCAACGAACGGTTCGGCTGTAATTACCTCAACAGCTTCACAAATCAAGTCGGCCTTGGAAGCAGATACTACAATCAACAGTATTGTCTCCATTGAATTACTTGCTGACGGCTCTGGTATAGTGTCGGCTATCGCGATGACTGAACTTACAAAGATAGCTTCTGATTTACGATTTGATGGCGTAACTTCATTTTCCTCCTCCGCCGGAGATCTTGACAATCTTTCCTATGCAGATGGTGAACTTTGCACCTTGATCGAGAAGGGGTTTGTTTGGGTTCCTTGTGAGGAAGCAACCAACGAATTCGATCCGGTTCGAGTTCGTGTCGTGAAAGAAGGCAACTTCGTTGCCGGTTCATTTAGAAAGACTGCACTTCCTGGCAAAACCGCCCTTATCACTGGGGTTAAATTTGTATCTAAACAAGAAGCTGGAATCGCAGAGCTCAATCTTGCGTCCGGTTTTTACACGATCACATTGGATAATTAAGGAGATCACAATGCCTCAAGCACAAGCAATTTTTAGAAAAGAAGACTCGGAGTATATTCAAAAGCGAATTATCACTCCTCGCACGAACGAACTTGTAGCGAGATCGATCTTTAGCGTGAATACGGACACTCCTTCCTATGCTCATAGTTACACTGTGGAGCACGTAGAAAATACCGGTTCAGCGCTGGTTAGAGAATCCGGAGTTGAATCCGATGATATGCCGTTTGTTGGAGAAAAAGCAGGTAGCCAAGGAGACAAACTTTTTGTCATCGAAGCAGGATTTCGAATCACGCAAGAGGATTTAGATCAAGCGGAAGCTCGCAGACAATCCGGACGAGGAAGCGAATATCCGATTCGTGATCGGCGTCTGGATGCGACGAGACAATTCATTGCCGAACAAGAAAATCGAATTGTTTTTCACGGTTTGACGGTCGGTGGAAAACAAGTTAAGCAAGGGCTTTTCAACTGGAACGGTATTCTTTCTGATATGGTGGCCGCAAACGGTTCGGGTTCTGGAAACGAAAAGTATCTACTTAAGAACAAAAATCCCGACCAGATTCTTCTGGATCTGATCGACGCAAAAGCGCAGCTGGAAGGTTCCGGAAAATTCAAAGCCGCCGGGTGCTTGATTGATGACGAAGACTATATGTGGTTACTTCGTCCGATGCCACTTCAAAACAGCATGACTACACTTCAGTGGCTTCTCAGCAATAAAGAGGTGATGTTCCCAAGAGGGTTCATTCGAACCAAAGATCTGTCCGCTAAGGTTTTAAAAAAGAAAGTCGGTAGCAACTACGTCGGTGGATTTTGTTTGTTCGATGATTCGCCCGATGTTGCCGAGCTTATCATTGCCAACGACTTGGAAGTTAGAGAAACTCCTTGGGACAACTTCGACGGAAACATGAAGGTGAAAGCGATCGAGAAGATCGGTGGAATTCATGTATATAATCCTAAAGGTATTGTTATGCGTTACGGAACCAATACGGTTAATATTGTATAAGGATCTAACACAATGAGAGCAAGCATAGCAGAACTTAGGGATTACGTCCGCGATCCTATCGCTGGCGTTCCGGATGCAACACTCAGATTGTATCTTGATGAAGCGGTTGATAGCGTGATCGATAATACTGGACTTTCAGAATCACATCCGAGGTTCAATGTATTGCACCGTTCCTATACTGCTGTCTTGCTCTTCAATAATAACCTTATGGAAAACGAAGTTATGGCCGAATCGGTCGACGGAGTTTCCAGAAACTACGATACAAACATTTCTTCGGGAATGCAAGTATCGTGGTTAGACATGTATAACAAAAAACGAACCGAAATCCTCGGGTTTAAAGGAAGACTCGGATAATGCCTACGGTCATCGAAGACAATACAAACCTGGATGAACTCATCAAAGGTTTGGAATACATCGAGTCTTCAACGATAACCGTGGGGCTCGTCGGATCTGTCGATAGCGATTTGCTTGTGATTGCCGGAGCGCACGAGTTTGGAGCTGTGATCAGACCTAAAAATTCTAAATGGCTTACGATTCCACTTCATCCTGAATTGAAAGGAAAAAGTCCTCGTAGTATTCCTGGACTCAAATTCATTCCACCTCGAAAGGGCAAGTCTGCATTTTTAGCAAAGGTCGAAGGCGGAAAGCTCGAACCGTTTTTCGTTCTCACGAAAAAGGTAGTCATTCCAGAACGTTCTTGGCTTCGCGGAACTTTTGATTTGCAGTCCTTCCAAAATGCAGTTATGGAAGAATTCGAAAAGGGAATATATGATTTCTTGAATGGAGAACTGGAAGCGGAACAAGTCCTGCATCGAGTCGGGCTCAGAGCGGTATCCGAAATCAAAAATCGGATCGTAAATAATGATCCTCCGTTTGCAGCTCTCTCCGGATTGACTTCCAGCCTAAAGGGAAACACGAAACCATTGCGAGATGAATTAAGATTTTTTAATGCGATCAATTACGAAATCAATGGGAAGGTGGCCGCATGAGTCTGACAGGTGTTGCCGATTCATTGAGGCCATTTATCCGACCAGTGAAGTATATTAAAAAACTCGGAAAGAGCAAAAACGGAAAAGGAGAGTGGCAAACGAACTATGCCGCTCCGATTGATATGGATATGCCTGTAACAACCGTAAGTTCGAAACAACTCTATGTTCTTCCGGAAGGAATGTATACGATCGAGGATAGAAACTTTTATCAAATTGGAAATGCTCTCTCTATAGATTACGAAGACAAGTTCGAATTCGAGGGCGTGAAGTATATCGTGAAGGATAAGAAAGATCTAATGTTTGAAGCTGGCTTCATCCGTTATATCTGCAAAAAGGAGATTCGCAATTCATGAGATTTGAAGATATTAGGTCCGTGATAGATAAACTCGAAGAGTTTTTGAGAACGGATTATCCAACTTTAAAAATCGAGCTTTCGGATCAAGACATAGAGAAACCAGATTATCCATTCGGTTCCTATAAGATTCTCGTGCTGAACCAAGATCCGACAAAGTCCGCATCTTCGTGGATAGAAGCAACCGGCCCGGAAGACTTCAAACAGATCTTTCGGAAAAATCAAAAAGCATCGATCAGTCTCGCGTTTCTTCATAACTCATCGATTGCAACTTGTTTCGATCTTTGTGAGAAGGCAATGGATTGGTTTGATTCGATAGATGGAATGTCAGAATGCGAAAAGTTCGGAATTACACCGCAACTTGTTTCCGGTGATGTTCAGGACCGGACCACTGTTTTAGAATCTACACAATACGAATACAAGGCGGGCTTTGACGTATTATTCAAGGCCAGGAAGTTCAACGAAACACACGGAAAAACAACAGCGACCGCGCCGTCGGTTGAATTCCAGGAGGAAGCATGAGCACACAAACAATTTCTAAAATCGATCCGATCCAGATCAATATTTTTCTACGAAATACTCCGGTCTCTCAGATGGGATTCGGATTGCCTTTGATTCTTGGAATCAAGGCTCCGACCTATTTCCTTCAAATCCTGAGCGGTTCCGCCGGACTTGTCTGGAAATCCGCAACACCGGGAATTGTATTTGTCCAAGTAAAATACATCGTTTCAGGAAACAATGCGGCCCTGAGTGTCGTTCGTTCCGGAACCGGAACCGAGAATGATCCATTCGTAATTACGGTCAACGTTGCAACGAATGGAACTGGAGTTGCAACATCCACCGCGCATCAAGTCAAGCTCGCGGCGGAAGCGGTTTCGAATATCGCAGGCGCTACTAAGATCGTGGATGTCATCGAGGTTGCAAACGTAGGAAGTGGTGTCGTTTCTGCATTTACTCAAGCCGCTTTGAGCTATGAGCGATATATGGAAATTACTTCGGCGGATGACCTTTTGGAACTCGGTTTTCTTTCAACGGATAAAGAATACATCCAGGCGACAAAAGTATTCAGGCAAACTCCGAGACCGAAAACAGTGGCGGTCTTTCTGCTTACCGCATGGGCTAACGCCGCCACTGAGATTGCAAGCCTACGAAATACCGGGAAGGATGCGTGGTTTAAGGCGATCGCAACCACTCACGTCAAAAGCGAAATATACGTGTTAGGCGATTATCTCGCATCAATCGAGAAGATGTTTTTTGCCTGCACAGATGACCCAACGATTCTTGTTGGAAGAAACTCAATCTGGGAATATATCACACTTCATAAAAACCCAGACTCGTTTCCGGAAGCGGCTTGGGTGGGAAATACGGCTCCTCGAAAGGTGGGATCGTATAACTACGCTTACTTGCCTCTGGATGGAGTGGAAAATTCCGGTTACACAAATTCACAAACGTCCTCGATCTTCTCCGACAACGGAAATCTGATCGTAGATTTCGGCGGAAGACAAGTTCCCTATCCAGGAATTTCAACCGGCAAGGTTTATGCGGACGTAGTGGAAAATCGGGTTTGGCTGAAAGCTCGTTTGAGAGAGAACATCACGAGCCTCTTTCTCAATTCCGATGTTGTTCCGTATACGATCCAAGGAATTCAAATGATCGAAGCTCGGATGCGAGAGGTATTCGTTCAAGCCGGTCGTCAAGGCATAATTGCTCCTGTCGAAACAGAAGCTGATAAAAAACGTTCCGACCTGGGAGACTACCAATACAAAATCAATCTTCCGGAAACGATCGACGAAATACCGACCAACGATCGAAACAATCGAATCCTTCCGAACATTACATTCTCTTGCCGTTTGAGAGGAGCGATCAACGAAGTCGACATCGACGGCGAACTAACCTAAGGAGAATTCAAGAATGAACGGAATTTGGGATCCAAAAAAATTAAACGTGAACTGCAACGGACGTGAAGTTTCCGGCCTAAGTCAGGCTGACGGGTTCTTCAAGATCGAGCCTGTCACCAAAGAATACATCCTATCTCAGGTAGGCATCAAAGGGGATTGGAACATCTCGGAAGTTTACGACGGAAGAGTAAAACTCACAATTGTCCTTATGGGAGACTCTCCTGAAAACGAGTTCTTTTTTGCGATGGGTGAAGGACGTCTTCCTTGTGTGTTCACGATGAAAGATAAAAGCGATGGTGGAATGCTCGGTTTCTCAGCGCAAGGACGAGTATGGGAAAGACCAAACATCGAACGAGGAAAAGACTACAAAGACAGGACGTGGGTCTTCCTTCTTCCGGATTACAAAGGAGTTTTAACTGCATGAACAACGAAAATATCATAGTAAAAGGCAACCGAGACCAAGGCTCCGGAAAACCAGAAAACCAGAAAACCGAAACGAAATCGGATACGATTCCGACTGAACCAATCCTTGTAGACATTGATGACGACGCAAGAGTTGCCACAATTCAATTTGTGGACGGACGTGGTTACAAACTCCAACATCCAGGTAATCGAAAAGCTCTGCGTTGGAGACAGGAAGCGATTTCTCTAACAGAAGGACTGAACCAAGATAAACTTTTGGACAAGTTCTTCAAGTTCAGCGTAAAGCCGTTCGGTCACTCTTTCGAACCTACGTTAGACAACATAGAACCGAACCACGTGGAGGTATGGCTAAGAATAGCCAACCGATTTCTTAAGTGGGAGTTGGAATAACCGGTTCCCAAATTTTGAAGAAGTCCCTTCAATCGAAGAGTGGTTGAAGTGGATTGACTCCGAAGTCGATCGAGAAATGCAAATCTGGAAGCCGTTCGTTTTGGGTGCGGCGATGTTTAGTCAAAAGGAAATCGAAGACGCGCCGACTGTTCTTTACGCGAAGATCATGGAGGTTGTGGATCGAAGAAAGAAAAGAGAAGCGGAAGAGAAGGCAGAGGAATTGAAGTTTTTGGCGAAGCTGATCAGAGGAGCCTGATTTTAATCGTATTCAAAAATTCGAATACATAAAGGAAAAGTAAGAATAAATGGCAGTCAGAGAACTCAACATAGCTCTTAAAACAAACCAAGGTGATGCTACGGACGCGTTGAAAGAGTATAAGGAAGAATTGAATTCTGTGAAAAAACAATTCTCTGATCTTGGTGGTTCTCTTGATTTGTTCACAGATTCTCAGGCTGCCGCTTTTAAAGAGTTTGGTGAATCCATTGGAGACAGCCTTGCCGGGAAAGCTGATCCCGCAATCTCCGAACTCGCAAAGAAGTTCAAAACTACAGAATCAAACATAGAGCGTTTGATTTCAAAATCTCGTGAAGATTTAAAACTGGATTCGGAACTGATCGCAACCGCAAAGGCCGCAGGACTCACAGACAAAGAACTCGAAAAGCTCAATCAGGAAATGTCTGATACGGCGAATAGTGCGGGTTCCCTCTCCGGAATGCTCAAGCAAGTTGCGGCGATCGGTATCGCTTTTGCCGTTGGATCTTTTGCAACGGCGTCCATTGAAGCGGCCACTGCATTAGAAAAACAGAATGGAATCTTGCAAACTCTTTCCGGTTCCCAGTATCCAAAACTACAATCCGCGATCACACAAACAATTCAAGATTCGAAAGGACTCGCTTCTGAAGGGAGCCTTTCCCAGGTTGCGAATGACGCAATGAAAGCCGGAATGTCGGTTAATTTCATTTCTAAAAATCTCTCAGGACTTCAGCAAGTCGCGGAAGTAACTGGTTCCGATTTGTCCGCCTCCATGACCGAAGCGTATCAAGCAATTCAAACCGGGTCCGACGATTTTTTAAAAAAGAACGGTGCACTCTTCTCTTCCTATACAAAAGAATTCAATCAAATCAACAACTCTGCAATGACGGAAGTCTCGAAACGTCTTGCACGAGAAAAACTGATTTCCACCGCACTCAAAGAAAATTCAGCCCTACAAGATGCGTATGGTTCCCATTTAAAATCAGCCTCGGCAATCTCTCAAGCCTACAACCAACGGATGGGAGATTTGAAAGAGTTATTTGGAAAAGTGCTTCTCGAAGGTATGAAGCCGTTTCTTGCTACGTTCGTTAGTATATTAGAATATTTTACTGTTGGAGAGGACGCACTCAATCGAGTCAAAGGAGCATTAATAATCTTTGGTTCGGTGTTTACTGGCGTTTTGGTAGCCATTGCCGCGAAAATGGTTGTGGCTGCCTCGGCAACCGCTGGAGGAATGATTCCGGCCCTGTATGGAATGGCTGTGGCTGGTTGGTCGGCAATTGCTCCATGGATTCCTTTCATTGCGTTAGGCGCGGCTGTTGCCGCAACAATCGCCGCTATCGTTTTGATCGTTGACGACCTCCTTGTTTGGATGGACGGAGGCGAATCAATTATCGGGGATTTCCTCGGTCCATTCAAAGATTTTGATATTAAAAAACTATTTGGACAAGCCTTTGACTATCTGATCAATCTCGCAAAAAAATACGGAAAGTTTCTCATTATGGCTCTCTTTCCAATTAGCACTTTGTATTTTTACTTTGATGAAATCGTTGAATGGTTTAAATCACTTCCTGAGATTATAGAAAATCTATTTAAAGACATCGGCCCAAAGATTAAAGAAGCATTTTCCGGGATCTTTCCTTCTGGTGTCTTCAATTTTGGAACACCTGGGAAGGCGGATAACGTTACAAAAGTTCACGATGCAATCATCACAAAAACCGGCAAGGTAATCCACACAGATCCGGACGACAACCTCGTTGCCGTAAAGGACTTAGGATCACTCGGAAGATCCAAATCTTCCGGAGGAATCTCGGTTAATATCGCAAACGTTACATTAGGTGCGGGATCTCCTCAGGAAAACGCGACGATCTTTGCAAAGTATTTGGAAAAAGAATTAGAAAAAATAGCGATCAAGCTCGGCCTTTCTGCTGGGCTTTCTCCGGAGGCAATGTAATGGAAATCATCACGGGAAGAGACACAATTGCTCTAACGGACGGAGATACTGAAATCGAGATCAATGTATCTTTAGAAATTCAACATTCCTATCCTGCCGAAGTGACCGGACACCCGATTGAAAAAGAGAAAGGAAAAACATCGGTAACGGATCATGTAATTCCCGGCCAACGGGGAATTACGCTAAGTGCGATCCTTTCAAATTCTATCGCCATATTCTCTTTCCGTAAAGTGACTGTAGACGAAAAATTAGAAACGCTCTGTCGTTGGCAAACAGATGGAACTTTTATTACGATGCTCGGTTATACAACCGGCGGGATTCTCACTAAAATCCTATCGATGCTTCCGTCTTTCTTTCGTTTTGTTCCGCCCGATGATCCTGACAAACGATACTTAGGTAGAACTATGGATGAAATTCCAAATCTTTTAATCGGAGACATTAGCTTTTCTGAATCTAAAGATATTGGAAATGATATTAGTATAACCTTATCTATTTATCCGGTTCAAATTGTAGAGGCGAAAACCAGAAATCTGAATGCAGTTAAGTCTATGGGCAAACAACCAATCAAAGAACATACCAGAGAGGGCAATCCAAATCCGGTTAAATCAAAGAGTTTTTTTAAAGCAGGAATTCCAGGTAAATAGAAAATGCTTTCACTTAAATACTTACCTTTTTCCTCTGAAACGTTCCCGGTTCGTTATGAATACGAAATCGATGGAAAGGATTTCGAGTTTGAATTCAACTACAATTCAGTTGGTGATTTTATTACGGTATTAGTTCGAGATTCGGAAGGTAAAATTCTATTTTCGACGAAACTTGTTTACGGAGTCCCTTTGAACCACTTCGTAGTCGATGGATTTCCAAACAATGTCAAACTCATCCCTTTGAATCTGGATGATCTGTATCGAGAAGGGTTTTCAGAAGTCCCTGTCAACAGAGACACACTCGGTTCTACGGTTCAAATTTATATCATCGAGAAAACAACATGATCGGAAATCCAAAACTTTACGGTCGTGTCGTTTCTTTGGAAATTCTTCCAAAGACAGGACTTGGAAAGGAGTTTGTCTATCCTCCGTTTGACCTCGAATTTGAGTCAGATTTAGAGAAGTTGAATATAACAAAAGTTTTAATCTATAATGCCAATGATGATACGATCGAAATGGTAGGAGCTAAAACTAAGGGACAAGGATTTCTATATCCTACTGCAATGTTAAGCGCAGGATACAAAGACGAAAACGGCCTGGTTGTAAGTGGTGAAGTGATTCTTCCCAAAATGAGACAGGAGGGTCCAAATAAAATTTTAGAATTCACTATCTCGGCAAACGCCGGTTCCTGGAATAGTTTTTATATCATGAAAACGTATAGTAAACTTCCTGCACAAACCGTAATCCTCGATATTTTGACTCAAGGTAATATCAAACCTGGATCTATAACATTAGGAGAAGATAAAGTCATCAATTTTAGCGCAACAAAGTCTTTAGGAGAAGGAATAAAAAGTTTTTGTGAACTGACACACTCTCAATACTGGATGCAAGACGGACTTTTACACATTTCCCCGCTCGATCCTCCGAGTAAACCAAGCACGATTTTTTTAGACAATTCCTCTGGGCTGATCGGAGTTCCTGAGAAAAATCAAAAAACTTGGAAGATTACGAGCTTATTCCGTCACAAGTTCAAATTAAATCAGGTGATTGCCGTGAAAGGCGGAAGTTTAGATGGAGAATGCAGGATCGTAAAAGGAAAACATCGTTTCTCTACGTTCCAAACTACGAACTATACCGAGTTAGAGGTCCTTCCGTTATGATAACTTTGGATGAAGTGATTCTCAAAGCGATCAAAAAGCAACTCGCAAACATTCAGGTCGGTCTTCCTGGCACAATCGAATCGTTTAATCCGTCATCAATGACGGCTAACGTAAAAATTCTTTTCAAACAAAAAGACGGTCAAGGACAGGAAATTGATTTTCCGGTCCTTTCTAACATCCGAGTCGGAACTCTTTGGGCCGGTGACTTCTTTATAAAGCCAGGCTATAAACGTGGGGATAAAGTTTGGGTTTCTTTCTCGACTCACGATACTTCCGACGCGGTTCGCGGATTAAGCGCTCCTGTTTCCGAATCTCTCTTTGATCTACAAAGTGCTTGTGTGATATGCGGATTTAAAGGCGAACTCGACGCACCGGCCACGACCGCAAATTTACCGGGTCTTCTCATCGGCCACAAACAAGGTAAATCTTTGATTCAACTCGACGACGATACAATCAAAATTCAAGGCGGTCTAATCGATCTGTCTGAATCGTCTGTATTGGGGGAAACTCTATCAGAACTTCTTAAAATGATTTTGGATGTGTTCATAAACAATGCGGCTTTGTTTACAACGAATACGGTTCCCGGTTCGCCGGCGGGCCTCGCGCCGGCTGTAATCACTCAACTCAATTTGAGAAAAGCGGAAGTAGATCAGATTCTTTCAAGAAAGGTAAAAATCGGATGAAAGGATTAAAGATCGAGAATCGAGACATCGTTCGAGTCAACGGAAAGCCGGTCGTAATCGAAGGTTTGGAATATTACTCTCAACGTATCAAGCATTCAATACGACTATGCCTCGGTGAATCATCCTATGAACCATTGACGGGTGTTGATTGGAATACAATTTTCTCAAGCAAAATTTCGAAAGATAGAGTTCTCTTCGAAATACAAAAAGTTTTGCAACGAGATCCGGAAACTGTTTCGGTAGAAAATATCGAAATAGTGGAAGAGCTTAGTAGTAACAGAAAATTGAATATTCGTTTTTCTGCAATCACTGTTTACGGTTTAGTCTCGGGAGAAGTATAATGTTTGGAGTCACAGAACAAGGATTCATTCGTAAATCCAGAGAAGAAATCATTTCCGACTTAGAGACAAAGTATAAAACTCAGTTTGGATCGGACATTGACCTTTCGATTTTGAGTGAAGACGGTGTTAGACTGAGAATTTTAGCAGACGAGTTAGACGAAATCTATCAACTCACTGAGGATGTATTCTATTCAAACTTTGCTCACACAGCGAAAGGAGTTTCTCTTGATAGAGTTCTCAATCCTCTTGGTTCAGAACGGCAACCTGCAAAGAGGGCAATCGTTGGTTTACGTTTTTCTGGAGTAAACGGCTCTTTTGTGAATATCGGAACGATCTGTCAAACTGGAAATGGTTTGCAATTTATTACGATCGAATCCGGAACCGTCTCCGGAGGAACGGTGTTACTCAACGCACAGGCTCTGAATCTTAACTACGGAATTTTGGGTAACGTTGCGGCGAATTCCATCACTACGATCAATACGGCGATAACCGGAATTGATACCGTTACGAATCCGGAACCTGGGCGAGAAGGAAGAGTGATCGAAACAGATTCAGAATATCTAAACCGATTCCTTGAAGAAGGAATCAATGGAGGAAGTTCCGCCGCAAATGTCCAAGGGGCACTGAATAATATTGAATCGGTTCTTTCTGCACGAGTTTATGAGAACGTTACTGATTTCGTAGACGTTGAAGGTCGAAATCCTCATTCAATGGAAGCAGTCATCGAAGGCGGAACGCCGGCAGAAATAGGAGATTGTTTTTTAAAGAATTGGCCGGGTGGAATTGAATCGATAGGAACGTATACGACTACTCTGATAGATAACAAAGGAGTCCCTCGGATTTACTACTTCAATCGTCCGACGGACATTTCAATTTTTGTAAAGATAGACATTGTTCGCGATCTTTCGCTCTGGGAAACGGGTTCCGAATCCATCGTAAAAACGAATTGTATCAAAGTTGTCGGCGGTGTCGATACAATAGGACCGATTTCAACATCTTACAAAGGAGATGGAACTGGCGAAGATGTTTTCGCGTGGAAGTTGATCGCTTCTCAGAGCGGTCTTTCGGAATACGATTCGGTCAAGGTGCTTGGAATCAAATCTATGACGGTCAAGGTTGGCCTTTCGGCACCTGCAACGTTAGACGAACTTATTATTAGCAGCCGACAAAGAGCAAAACTCGTTACAGCAAACATACAGGTCAATTTCCTATGAAGACGATCGAAGATATACTTCAAAAATATCCGACATCGCTCTTTACCCGTGATTCAGATTCCGAAATTGGAAGGAAGTGGCAAGCGGACCTTGAATTGTTAAACGAAGTGCGTTCTGTATTAGAATCGATTAAAGGCACAACAGATTATAGAATTCAAAGTGGAACGATTCTCGACCTGATCGGTAAAAATCTCAAGCAACCTCGTAACGGCCTGGATGATTTCCGATTCCGAATTTTTCTTTCGATCGCCAGACAAAAGCAAAAATCGAAAGGCGACATCTTTTCAATGAACGAAATCGGTTCTCAGATTCTTGCGGGAACCGGAACATTATACGAAATTCAAGAGCTTTGCTATTCAGGCATTCCGATGTTCTTGGACGGCTCTCTAACTTTGAATGGAGAGTATCCTCTTTCTGGAAGTTCAAAAAGACCTGCTACGATTCGAGTTATATTCTCCGGTTCGATTGACTCTGTCGTAGTAAGTCCTGAATTTAACAAAGCGATCGCTCAAATTCGCGCCGGTGGCGTTCGTTCGATTATAAACTACCGTTTCGAAACTTCTACTTTGTCAGGAAGGCTTTACGGATTTGCTCTACGATCATCTATCTTAGACGGAACGTGGCCGCTCAACGGTTTTACGATTCTCTCCGGAAGCAATGTCGGAATTCAACCGTATGAAATCGCTTTTGGAACAGGTGGACTTCAATCCGGAATTCCACGGCTTCCTCAAGACACTGATACAGGTCTTCAAAACGAAGTTTTCAGAAAGCTTGTTGAAATTCAAAACAATCCAGAAGGAACGAGAAGCTTTAAAGCAACGATCAAGCAGTCGGAACTCATTGGACAAAGTATCAATGAAATCGGTCTCTTTGATGAGGATGGTGGTTTGCTCTTTGTCAAGACCTTTCCTTCAAAACCAAAAGACAATTTAATAGTTTATGATTTTATAATAAATGAGGAGTTCCTATGATCCAAATTTTAGTTAGAGAAACTACGATTGAAATCGCAGGCAAGGAAAAAGCACGGATCGAAACGCTTCCCGTGGCCGTCTTTTCAGATTTTTCGAATCTTCTACAATATTGTGAGAAGAAAGGTTTTCGAAAAACCGGGTCCGGACTTGAATCTGAGTTTTTTAGAGACATTGATTTGCGGGAAATTGCAGAACAAGTCAGATCTTATTTTAAGATCGAACAACCTTTTAGATTGCATGAACGTTTTGTAATATTTGAGCAGGAGTTAAAGTAAGAAAATGGCAGTATTTAATCCGACAAAAACACGCACTTGGTCTAAAAATACACCTGCGGACGGGGATTTGATTGACGACGAAATCGATCGATTATACGATAATGATCAGTATTCAAAAGATCGTATCGACGCAACTGATGCGAATATTTTGAATCTACTCATTCCTTTGGGAAGCATTATAGAAGACAATCTGAATATTGCACCTACTTCTATATTTAAAGAAGCGAATGCACAGTCTATTTCAAGAACTACTTTTTCAACTCTTTGGGATTTGGTTCATAAAACAGTAGCCGGAATTGTTCCAGCAACGGATCGAATCACTGTAAATGCCCACGGCTTCATCGAAGGGCAACTGGTGAAGTTTGCATTTACCGGCGGCGGAATAACTGGGCTTACTAATTATTATGTAAGAAATCCAACGACAAATGACTTTCAGATTTCTTTAACCGCAACCGGTTCCATTCTCGATCTCACTTCTTCTCAAACAGGGGATATTATTACGAACATTGAATATGGTTTCGGGGACGGTTCAACTACATTCAACGTTCCGGATCGTCGTGGGATTTTTGCAAGAGGTGCAGGGGTTCATGGATCGAGAGCTAAAGCAGCGGGTGGGAATTATGATGGTGGTGCAATTGGATACGCGGGACAAGACAGGTTTCAGGGGTTTGTGATTAACGCGATTCAAAACGGTGGATCAGCGGTTTATCCGGGAAGTGCTATAGGGACTGGTAATCCTTTGTATCCTGCTAGTGATGGCACTAATGGAACACCTAGGACCGGCAACGAAACAACTCCCGTTTATGTAGCGGTAAAATATAAAGTGAGGGTAGCATAATGAGCAATTATGTAATCGATAAATATTCTAAAAAGGTTATATGGATCAATCCAGATCCGAACCAGTTATCAGGAAAATCTGCTTGGTCAGATTTCAATTCAGAAACACACGAAATCGTTTACGCAATCCACTACAATCCGCAGTTAGGAGATCTGTTCAAAGCGGACGTTTTAGACGGAATTGCAAAGGACTTTGAACCGAAAAAGGTCTACAACACAAAAACGATGGCCGAGCGAGTTCTACAGAATTGGGAAGATGAAATCGATCCCGCAACGGAAACCGAGGATGAACCATTGAAAGATTCAAATGGGAATTTTTTGACTTATCAAAACTACACTGACTCTGGTTGGGTCGCCAATGATGAATTGACAAGAGAGGCACTTCTTGCAACAAACAGACATATTTTTAATTCACAAGTCGAATCTTACCACGGAAGAATTCAATATCGAAACACGACTTGGGATTCGGGAAGAAAATATCTGGAGAATATTCAAAAAACTTTATCTATTTATTCTAAACGAAAAATTCAAATACCGAAATGGAGAGATACGAATAATATGTTTCATTCTCTCAATTCGGAGGAATTATTGGAACTATCGGATCTCATAGAATTGGATCTTTTCAATGCGGGCCAGGCCCTATACTCTAAAAAATGGGCTACGGAAGAGAAGATCACTTCGATAAAAACCTTGGATTTGACGAAGATCTGGGATTAAGTAAAAACGTTCAGTTGCGTTTTGCGTGCGTTTTGGCGATTTTGAACGTGCGCGCAGACA